GTCCTTGACTTATGGGTAGCTCAAATGAGAGCCAAGGAAAGACAATAATTATATTATTTGCACCTGCTGTAAGCATAGAGCATTGTAAATAAAAACCGCTAAACCCTAGTATTTATGGGATTTAGCGGTTCTTTTTTTATTGATTGAGTTCAAAATGAGTTCCAAAAATTAAAATTCGCTATTTTGGGGCAAGTTATCCACAGTTATGCTCTCTAATTTGTCGACAGCTTTTCTATTAGCTTCAGGCATCATGTGAGCATAAAATTTGAAGGTTGTGTTTGTATCTGCGTGACCAATCTGTTCAGCGACTGCCAAAATATCTCCGGTAGCTGCGTAAAGCATTGAAGCATAGCTGTGCCGGAGAATGTGAGGACTAATTCTTGGCAAGCCTAACTTAGTACAGTGATATTGCATATATGTTCTGATAGCCGACGGTTTTATGCCATCAAAGATATAATCTTCTGGTTTAGCCTTATAAAGCGTGCCTATGTAGTCTATGATTTGATTATAGAGGTATTTCGGTATTTCAACATCACGCACGGAGCTTCTTGTTTTTGGTGTGCTAATGACAAATTCATCTTTATTGTGTATCCTCATTAGTGATTTGTCAACGTGAATTTTATATGGAGATATATCCTCGATTTTCAGTGCCATAACTTCACCTATGCGCAAGCCTGCCCAAAAGATGATATTGAACAGTACTCTATGTGAAGCTATCTTAATATCGTCATAGAAAATCTTATATTGTTCTACTGTCCATAATTTCGCACGTGTATCATTTGAATATGGCTTTACCCTGTCAGTAAGAGTAACAGGGTTATTTTTTGTCCCGCAATTTCTTTTAGAGAATTCAAAGACCTGGCTTAATTCTGAACGTATCTGATTTAGCAGTCTGCTTGAGAGCCGTTCTTTTTTTGATTTCTCATTTTGAATGGCAAGCCAGCGCATAACTTGAAGCGGAGTAACCTTGTCGACGTTCATATTCTCAAAGAAAGGGAGGACATAATATTTTAATGCCTGGTTTTTCTTGTCGACAGTCGACTGCTTTAATTCTCCTAGCTTCAATTTGCTGTCCAGCTCTTGCTGGTATGCTGCAATAACTTCGCTGAATTTCGGATCATGTGTATGAGTTTTGTTTCTCATGTCGCTTTCGTATTTTTCAGCATCACGCTTTTTATCAAAACCTCTTTTGGTTGTATGTTTTCTTAAGCCTTGCCAATCTTTATACCAAAAAGCGCAGTCCCATTTTCCTGTTTTCGGATTTTTTGTTACTGTCATGTTTCGCAGCTCCCTTCATGTAATTTTTGCCAAAAATGCAAAAAAATCTCTTTAGTATTTAGCTTATAAGCGACTTTTTGAGCCTTCTACTTATATTTATATTAGTAAAAATTAAATGCTCATATAAGCTAAATATGAAGCTCTGATAAGATTTTTAATTTATAAAAATAGTGATATAAACTGTATAAAAACACTGGCTTGAAAAGCAACCTGGAATTTTATGTTCAGACTGTTTTTCAAGCCTTTTTTATTTCAAAAAGCACAAAAGCAGGCTTAAAGCCTGCTAGTGAATGTTTTAACAGGCTAGGGGAATAGTCTGTTACTTTAGATTGTGTTGTATTGTTAGATGAGCTTTTCCACGGTCAAAACTTACAAACACTTTTGCATCGTCAATTATCCATTCAAAGTCCTGTTCGTAATAATATTCTCCGCTTATTTGTGCATTATTTGAACGAACGAGAGTGCCAGGCATCTTGAATGTTTCTGCGACTTGTTGATAAGTATCACCTTCGTGAATTTTTTGGAAGTTAGCAAGAGTAAGCTCATATGTACCTTTGCCGGTAGTAATTTTTGAATACTCGTTATCATATTCAAGTCTTGTGTTTATTGTTTTTATCGTTATGTTAGTAAAGTCTTGTTTCCAATTAAGCTGGTTAAGATTTTGCTTATCTTTTAATTTTGCTGTTAAGTTGAGGAAATCAATTAAGTTTTTATCTTGCTGTTGGATTAATTCTAATAAATGTTGGTTTTGTTTCTGAACCTTTTCTCCTTGAGCTTTTTTTAGCAATTCTTCTGGCTTTGGTTTAAATTCTTCTGCAAGTTTTGCTATTTCTATGTCTTGTTGTGCTTCGGGTAATTCTTTTAAAATTTTATGGAATCTGGGAGTAAATTCGTTATTCCACATTGCTTTAGTGGCTAACATATGGTCTTTATGCAGGCGTTCCGCTTCTTCCTTCGCTGATGGTCCTCCGCAAGCGACCGTGAATAAACAGAGTAGGGATAGTAGCACGATTGTAAGTTGTTTCATTTTAAATCACATATTTCCTTTTGCAGTTTTTTAAATATTGTTTTTACACCAACTTTATCATTGAAAGAAAGCGCATTTTTATAAGCGTTGAGAGCTATTAGTTTATTTCCGCAGCGATATTGAATGTCGCCTATGCAACGATAAACGTTAGCCTTTTCTTTATCCATTAATACGTCTTGTAATGACCGTTGAAGTAAAGAAAGTACGTTGGAATAATCATTGATATTTGTAGAGTCTAAATTTTTAAGATGCTTTTTAGCTGCCATAAAAGCTTTTTTCCCTACGAGTTTAGATTCCGCAAAAACAGTGTACTTGTCCTCGTCCAAAAAAATTCCGCTAATACTGTATTCGTAACCTATATTATTTGATGAGTTAATGGTAAAAATATTCTTGTCTGTGTCAAAACTTACTATATTATCCGCATCCGCTATCGAAGGAAATGCAACAGCTGTTGTAGTATCGTTCCTTAAATCAATGATAACGAGATTATTTGCAAGATAGCTTGGTCCATTACAAAGACTTACAGCTGCGAATAATCCGTTTTCTGAAAGAATAGACACCATAATATTTAATGGAAATTCATTTTGATAAATTAATTCACCGTCCAAAAATTTTATTGTTATTCTTCCACATAAAGCATCCCTGTTTAGCCATTCCTCTAACAAGAAATATCCGTTGTCTGCGATGAAAGCTGTGTACAGATTTACACAACGGTGCCCACACGTTAGCAATCGCTCAGACTTGGCATCATATACATAATAATCATTTTGTCCCCACATTATTCTATAATGACCATTTGGCGAAAGTCTTGAATATAATAATATGGCTGCATAATGTTTGCCCCACTTTACAATGCAATTGTCAGTTAACAATTCCTGCTTTGTTTTGATTGGATATTCTAGCACTTCGTACGACTCCCTTCTATATATACGAAAAAGAGGATGGACATATGCGCCCTCTTATCGCTGTAGTTCTTCTACAAAATGGCTCCCTAAAGAGAATCCCCCTAACATCAAGTTGAATCATTAAGTCCGCATTTTACAGTTTCAGCTTGCTTTTTTTGCAACCAGTTGGTTGGCAATTTCTATGCAGAGTAGCAGGAAATACACATGCTCTGTTGGTAATTGTCGAATCAGCTGTGCATACTCGTTAGTGGTATGACATCGACTTCGTTTTAACCTCCTTCCTTTAGATTGCAAGGTATTATGCCATGCTGGCGAAGGGGAAGTCAGGCCTTGCCTTTGCCTTGCAACAGCCCTTTTATAATTTGCTCGATAGCCATCTTTTGGGTGTCATCGAGCTTCTGAATCTGTTTTGCAATCTCAATAGCCTGTTCGTCGAGAAGCTGGGCGTTGAGCTGCTGTTTTACTGCTTCGGTGTCTATGCCAAGGGACTTGGCTTGTTGTTCTGTTACACCGAGAGCATACTCTGTGTCACTATAAAAATATGACACCGGAACATTAAAATAATCGGCGATTAACTGCAACGTGTTCATTTTTGGTGTTGTACGATTTTTCTTCCACGATGAAAGCATGGAATTACTAACACCTGTCGCTTTCGCAACTTGATATGCAGTTATACCTTTTGAATTAAGTAACGCTTCAAATTTTTCGTACATTTTTACCTATTTCTTTTCAAAAAATATTCTACAAAAACGCAATAAATTACTTTACAAAAGTAGAACAATGTAGTATAATATTACTAGAAAGTAAAATAAAAACACTCACAAAAGCGTAATACTTTACAGTATTTTACATTTGTCAATTAAAGTATATCACGTTCAAAATTGAACGTCAAGAAAGGAGTGCTGAAATGTATAGAAAAATTGCTGAATTAATGCAGAAAAACAATGTTACTGCTTATCAAGTTGCGAAGGCAACAGGACTTAGCAATTCAGCTTTTTCAACTTGGAAAAATGGCAGAAACAAACCTAATGTTGAAGCGTTGCAAAAACTTGCCGAATACTTCGGCGTAAGTGTTGATTATTTTTTGGAAGCGTAAAGGAAGGAAGAAGAGATGTATAAATGTAAAGACTGGGTAGTTGTTTTTCAAAACTTGGAAACTGGCAAGGTAAAACTTGATACGTTTACTGAGAAAAATGAAACTGAAGCATGTAAATGCTTCCGGGCGTGCTATCGTCATGAAAATTACAAAATCTTGACGGTTGTAGAAAAGCCGGAAATTGCTACAAAGGAGTGAAAAAGATGAAAAAGGTATTGCAAATATGCGTATGTATCATCTTTGCTTGGTGTTTTCTTAGCTTAGTTGGCGGATTTTCGGACAGCCAGGTGCAAAGGCATACAGTTACGCACATTGTACAAGAAGGCGAAACCATGTATGGAATCGCTGACAAGTATTTCCTGCTCAACAAAACGAGAATTTGTTTTGACGAGTTTTGGTATAACGTGAGCAAAGACAACCAGCACCTGACCGCCAACCGCCGTTATCTCCAGCCTGGAGATGTGGTCACTGTTAATTACTGCACAGTGAAAAATCAATGATGGCAGATTTATAACGATTGGTTAACTGCCATACTTGTATTATACCAGAAAGGAGTTTTTTAAGATGTCTGAAACTCAAACTAATATCTACAAAACAGCTAGAGAATATGCAGGTTTGAACCGCGTTAAGGCGGCAGAAAAACTAGGTATTTCTTCTAGCTGCTTGAAAGATTATGAGATTAACTGGCGGCAATGCCCTGATGTTATTGCACTAGCAATGGCAAAACTCTATCGTACACCGTGGTTACGTGTACAGCACCTGCAAAATAACATTGTGTTCTGCGACGTTTTTGGACTTATTCCTCCTGCTGATGATTTAGCGGTGAATATGTTGAGGGCGCAAAAAGAAGTCTGAGAAGTGGTTGAATTGTTTCCGCAAATGGTAGCAAAAACGGTACAAAAAAAGCACCTAGGCGACAGTCTTTTAAAAGAATGCCGGGAAGGTGCACAGGCTTTGCTTGTATTGATTGGTATTGAAGAAGAGCAAAAAGAAAAGACCCCCCACGCTAATAGAGAGCCTTTAACCTATAAATAAAGTCGAAAGGAAATCGGTTTAAAAAATAGGTCATATATAGTATAGCATACGGAAAAGAGGTTGTCAAACATGGAAAGCAGATTCTACACAGCTAAAGATATTGCCAACCTTTTAGGCGTAGGCGTTGGAAAAGGCTACTCGCTTATAAGGGAATGGAACAAAGAGCTTCAGCAAAAAGGCTATACAACTGCACAAGGAAGAGTGGTTAAAGCCTATGCTGATTTAAAGCTTGGTTTCGGAATTCAGAAGGAGGATGTATATGGTAACTAATGAACAGGTTAACGCCGTGTTAGCTCGCAGCGGACTTAGCATGGAAGGATTTGAAGCTTTCAGAAAAAGGAAGCATGGTGAGCATAAGCAGACGAAAGAGAGCTGGTTGAAAGACTTTAAGACTTGCTCACACTGTACCAGGGATGGCAAATGTAAGTATCAACACTTCGGATACCACCAGGAAAAACAGGCTGTGCGTGAAGGTGATGTATTAAGCTATAACGTTAACAGCTTGTCGGTAAATATGCAAACCTATCCTAAAGTTGGCAGTTATCGTGAATGCTGTCACTGGGATGCTGAAACAACTCTTAAGCTTCACAGCAAACTTGAAGAGCTGGTTAAGGAAGGAAAGGTGATTTAAATGGAAATGAGCGAAAAAATCGACGCTTTGGCTGAAGCCTTAGCAAAGGCTCAGGGCGAAATGAAAAATGCTGTTAAAGGCTGTGACAATCCGTTTTTTAAAAGCAAATATGCGGATTTAGCGGAATGTCTGAACGTAGCACGTGAGCCGCTTAGCAAGAACGGCTTAAGCATATTCCAGGCTAACGAAGGAATTGTAGAAAGCAGTAAACTTGCTGTTACTACAATGATCATGCACAGCAGCGGTCAGTTTATTAAAGTTACTAGCAGTTATCCTATTCAGAAAAATGATGCCCAGGGTTTCGGCAGTACGCTGACATATGCTAGAAGATACAGCCTTGCAGCGGCTCTTGGACTTGCGCAAGAGGACGATGACGGAAATTCAGCTTGTGAACCTGTTGAAAAAGGGCAGTACCAACCTAAAGAACCGAAGAAAGAGCAAAAACCTAAAGCTCAACCGCAAGCTACCGGAGATAAATTTGTTAAGATCACCCCTCAAGGTGACATTGTTGTAACTGTTGCTAATGGTCACGATAAGAACGGCAGACCGCTTGCTGCCTACAAAAACATCAAAGACTTGACTATTGAAGAGCTTGAAAAAATGGTTACAATTCCTCAATATGCGCTTGCTCATACAGCTATTAAGACCTTGCTTGAAGAAATGGGACAGACAGCATGAGTAAGAAAAGTATTCTACAATCAGAAAAAGAGTGCTTTATGTGTGGTACAACACGTAACCTTGAACGTCATCATGTGATATTCGGAAGAGCCGGAAGAAAGATTTCCGACAAGCTTGGTTTAACAATCTGGTTATGCTACGAACATCATAAAGGCAGACTCGGACCTCATTTGGACAGTGAAACAGACTTGCGGTTAAGGCGATTTGCTCAAACCTGCTATGAAGATAAACATAGCAGGGACGAGTGGATAGAGAAAATAGGGAGAAATTATCTATGAGAAAGAAAGCACTCATGAAGTATGTAAGGTTACTTAGACGGCAGCCATTATGGAAGAAGTTATTATAGGAGGGCAACATGGAGAGCTGGTTCAAGGTTAGTGCTGATGTATTCGACAGTGACAAGATTAAGATACTGCGTGCTGATACGAAGATTGGTGATAGCCTGGCATTAATGTGGTTTTTCCTGTTAGCTCTAGCTCGCAAAAAAAATGATGGTGGTTATGTATACGCTACCGAAGGTGTAGCGTATACACCTAAAACCTTAGCTGCTGTTGGTGGATTTAAGCCTAAAATTGCAGAAGCTGCATTAGAAGTATTTCAGCAGTACAACATGATAGATATAGAGGATAACGGCTATATCTATATTGTAGGCTGGAGTGAGTATCAGAACGCCGAAGAGCTTTCAAAGCTTAAGGAGCGTGAACGCTGCAAGGAAGCAATGAGAGCTAAAAGACAGCGTGAGAAGCAATCCAAAACGTGTAACAACGATGTAACAAACACAGATGTTACGGAATGTTACGAAGATGTTACGTGTAATAAAAGCGTAACAAGTCAAGATGTTACACGTAACAATGATGTAACAAACACAGATGTTACGGATAAGAATAAGAGTAAGAATAAGAAAGAGAATAAGAGTAAGAGTAACAACAACAACTTTAGTAGTGGTTGTTACGATAAAAATGCTGCCGTTACGTGTAACAGTTACGAAAATGTTACGAGCGATAATAATCCTGTTAGCTTTTGGAATCAAAATGTTACGCCGATAACGCCGTACATTGCAGAGCGGTTACAGGCTATTGCTAAGGAGCACGGCGAGCTGATAGCTATGCAGGCGGTTACGATAACAGCGCAGCAAGGCAAGAAGTCAATAGCCTATTGTGAGGGAGTTGCAAGAAACCTTGCGAGCGGTGACAATCAAAAGCCAAAGAAACCGCCGGATGATTTTAAACCGCCGGACGACCAAACAGACTTGGACAAATATTTTTAGTGAGGTGATAGCATGAATGCGAATGATGTTCAGAATTCAATTACGCTTGCTGTAAGTCACATTGCTAAAAATGCTTCACAGCTTAATAAGCAAAACGAAAATGATTATTACGAAAACGGATTGCTTATGTGTGGTAAATGTCACACGCCGAAGCAATGCAGAGGTTTCCTGTTTGGTGTTGAGCGGACTGTAACTTGTATCTGTAAGTGCAGAGCGGAAGAGCTTCAGGCAGAGCGTGAACGTGAGGAACATGAAAAGCGACTTGCTAGGGTACAGGAGCTTAGAAAAGCTGGATTCCCGGAGCGTGAGCTTCAGTCACAGACTTTCAGCCATGATGACGGCGCAGACGAGCGGACGATGCGAGCAATGAAGAATTTTGTTGAGCACTACGATGATTTTCGCAGGATGCATAAAGGATTGCTGCTTTACGGAAATTCCGGGAGCGGAAAGACGTTCGCCGCTGCGTGTGTTGTCAATGCACTGATTGATAAAGGTGTAGCTTGCTTAATGACTAATTTTGGCAGAGTGTTCAATACATTGTGGGGCACTGAACAAAAGCAAGCATATCTTGACGGATTTAATCAATTTGAGTTGTTAGTGCTTGACGATTTAGGAGCAGAACGGCGCACGGAGTTTGCTCAGGAGCTGGTGTTCCAGATCATCGACAGCCGTTGCCGGAGCGGATTGCCTACAATCATTACAACAAATTTGCCGATTGACGCAATCAAAAAGCCGCAGACGATAACGGAAACAAGAATCTATGACCGCATTTTGCAGATGTGCCACCCGGTAGAGGTTACACACGCAAGCAGACGCAGGAAGAAGGTTGCAGAAGGCTTTGCTGCTACCAACAAGTTATTAGGATTATAGGAGGGAATTATGGACGCTAAAGAGCTTACGAGAATCACTGAAAGTGCAAATCGTGATAAAGATAAGAGATATTTTACGACAATAGTAAATTTCTATATCAATATGTATCATGACAGCGGTGAGGTTTATTATCTGCATAAAGCTATTGCCGAAATCAAAGCAAAAATCAAAAAAGAAGGCGGCGAAATTTTCTGCCAGGACAATCCGTTAAAGAGAAAGGAACAAAAAGCATGAACAAAATCGTTTTATTAGGCAGACTGACAAAAGACCCGGAGGTAAGATACACTTCTACAAGCAAGGTTGTTGCTCAGTTCACGCTTGCTGTGGACAGACCTTATTCGAAAGACAAGCAGCGTGAAGCGGATTTTATCCCTGTTGTTATTTGGGGTAAACAGGCTGAAATCTGTGGCAACTACCTTAGCAAGGGACAGCGTGTGTTAGTTGAAGGCAGACTGCAAATTCGCAGCTATGACGCTAAAGACGGTCAAAAAAAATATGTAACAGAGGTTATCGCAGAGCACTTTGAATTCATTGAGCGTAGAGAGCAAGGCGGCGAATCTCAGCATACACCGGGAGAAGAAAGCCAGGACTTCCAAGGTTTTGGCAGTGCGGTACCTTTTAATGAGGAAATTCCGTTTTAAGCGAGGTGCAGCATGAAGATTAAAGACGAAGTTAACCGCTTGCGTAAGCTGGCGTTCACTGAAATCGAATTAAAGAAAGATGATTTCAAGAAGATTTGCAGTGAATATTGCTTTTTATACAAAACGATATATCACCAGACCTACAATCCTAGCATGAAGCTGATTAGCACGTGGGGAAGAAGCAAGGTGTATGTTGATAAAATTGAATACATTGATGTGCTTCAGGACTTAGCTTATCTGAGATACGCTTTCAGCAGGATGAAATTCAAGGGGTACAAGAAACATGAATCAGCTTAAAAGTATCATTGTAGGCAAGCGGAGTAAGGCAAGCGGTTCATTCTTTGAAAAGATGATTGACGCAGGCTGCCAGTATTACGAGGAACACGGCATTGCGAAGATTGAGAAACAGAGCGAACCTGTACATTATATCCGCCCTTATGGAGCGCATGGACAGTTCATTGCCAACTATGCAAAGAAAAGCGGTGTTGACTACAAGGGGACTCTTAGAGGCGGTTTAGCGGTGTGCTTTGAAGCGAAGCATACCGACGGCGACAAGATGCTGCGAAGCAGACTTGAACCGCACCAGCTTGAATACCTAAAGGTTCATCATTTTTTAGGAGCAAGGTGCTTTATCCTGGTATCGTTTAATCTGACAGATTTTTACAACGTGCCGTTCCTTGTATGGGAGAATATGAAGTCGCTATATGGAAGGCAGTACCTGAAGCGTGATGATCTGGAAGAATACAGAATTAGTAATACAGGAAGAGTGTTAAAATTTCTGACTGTAACGGAGGGGCAACAGTGAAATATCTACTTGGAACAACAGCCGAAGGCAAGCAGTGCTGCCCTCATTGCAAGCAGGAAAAAATAAAGCTTGTCTACGGTGCAAAGATTGTAGACAAAAAAGGTGCTGTAAAATGGGCGTTTAGATGCTCATCGTGCTATGGAACAGTTTGGCTAAAGTAAAGCGAAAGGAAGTCGGTTTAATGCAGAATAAGGATTGGAGCTATCTGCTAGGGCAGAAAATAGGTATGCTGACAGTGCTTGAAATTTATCCTCCAGGCGTTATCAGCATCAGACCTAAAAAGAAGGTTTCTGTTGCAAAATGCCTTTGCGAATGCGGCACTGAATGTTACAGAGATGTATCTAACCTAGCCAGGAGGCAAGGAATGAGCTGCGGAGGCAAGGAGTGCAAGCACAAAATCATGAGCCTTGCGCAAATAAGAAGGCAGGCAACTAACAAAAGCAAGGCTACAGCTCAGAAGCCTGTCGAGAATTTTTCAAAAGATGAAGAACCGATAATCACGAAAAAGCTTAAAAATAAATATGTTTGCCCTTTTCCGTTCCCCGGATGCGTAAGAAGCGAGGTTTGCCACGTATGCTGCTGGGAATGTGATAAGGAATGTAAGCAGTGCAGCAATAATCCGCAACTATGCGGAGCAAGGAGATTAAAATGAGAAGCGTTAAGAAGATTTTAGCAAATGAAAAGTTTCAAGCCGACAAGAAAAATGATTTTGCTTTTGAAGGCTTGGTGTTAATAGGCTTCCTGCATCTGCCAGGAATCAAAAAGAGCTTGCAGTGTGTTGTAGGTGTTGAGCCTGATCAGGACGGGAACCAATGGGAGCATGTAAGCGTGAAATTTTGCGGAATAACGAATAAAACGCCGTCATGGGAAGTTATGTGCCAGGTTAAAGACGTGTTCTGGTTGCCGGAAGAAGAAGTTCATCAGATTCATCCGAAGGAAAGTGAGTATTTACACGGCGTAGGCAGGATATACGATGTTTTGCATCTGTATCGTCCTGTAGGAGGCTGGAAACAGAATCCAAACAGAGGTGAGAATAATGGCTGACTTTTCCTTAAAAACGAAGAGGGACACAAAGAGTTACTCTTGCGTGTTGAGCATGAAGAAAGGTTTTGGGAAAATAACTAAAGCATTAAACGTAATTGTCGACATGATCATGTTTATACTAATCATCGGTATACCTGCTATGCTTGGTGCTCTGCTAGGTGCTGCGATTGGGTGGTTAATATGGATGTGGTAAAGCGTAGACAGCAGGTACTGAAATATTATCGTTACTGCCTGCGTAAAGCACATCCGCTGTTCCAGGTGAGCGTTGTAGACTATGAAGTGCGTATGGAAATGAGGAAAAAATATGGTAAATAGAGATTTAGACGGAATTTATTTTAGAGTTAAACGTAACAATCGTTGGGAAAGCGTTTGCTTCTCGGACTTGACCGACGAAGAAATGGACAAGGTGCTGGAAGGACATAGCGTTCAATGGCTCAAAAGCACTTGCAAAATCCTGGGACACACCATTAGATGTATCGGCGATGAGCTGAAGATTGTCGGCGGCAAGGAGGAAGAGCGAAAGAAATGTTAATTAAGCTTAAGAATGGCACGTGGCAAGATATGAGCAATGTTGTTGGCTTAACAGTGACGCTGTGCAAAGGTATGAATCGCTGCTATTATACAATCCTCGTAAGCATGAAAAACGGAGAAGAATTCGGCTATAAAGAATGTAGCGATTATGAAGAAGCAGAGAAAGCTATGGATGAGCTTGCTAAAAAAATCAATGCATCGCAAGGAGGCAATAATGGATAAGCCGTTTATCTTAGACCCTTGCTGTGGAAGCAAGATGTTCTACCATGACAAAGAGAGCGACGCTGTTATGTTTTGTGACATACGAGAGCTGCATACAAAGCTTTGCGACGGAAGAGAATTACATATTTAGCCTAACAAGCTAATTGATGTAACTAACATGGAATACATAGCCAACGAAGCATTTAACTGTATCATCTTCGACCCGCCACACCTGGTAAAAGTTGGCGAGAGCAGCTAGTTAGCGCAAAAATACGGAAAACTACCGGTGCTATGGGAAGAGTGGATGATAAAAGCGTTTACTGAGTGCTTTAGAGTGCTTAAACCTGGTGGGATGCTGCTGTTTAAATGGAGCGACGAAGATATTCCGCATAAAGATGTGCTGAGATGCGCCCTGCCTTATCTTCCTCTTGCCGGAGATAAGCAAGGGAAAACACGTTGGACATTTTTTGTAAAAATAGAGAGGTGATAATAATGACCGTCGAAGAGTTTTATAAATGGGCAGTCAAACATGACTGCGAAGGAATGGAAATAACAGTCAAATGCTATGACGAAAATGGTAAAGAAGATGAATGCTGGCTCATTAACGACCGGTGTATCGAAGAACGTCAAGGCAAGGAAGTGGTTATTAATTTGAGATAAAAGTTGAAAGGAAGCGGAGGTAGTAGCAGTGAGCAAAAATCTTATTCCGGCAGTCACTGAAATGCTGGGGCTAAAATTGAGAGAAAAATTTATAATTGACAGGTATAACGAAGTATATTTTTTCACCGAGGAAAATTTAGAAGTAAACAAGGCATATCCTCAAAATATACCATTACTTGCATCGCCTGATGTGTTGGAAGCGTTAATCAAGGGAGAATGCGAGATTATTAAAATTCCCTGGCTGCCGAATCGTGACGAAGATTATTGGACGTTTGGATTGTATTGTGATAAATCTTCAAAGCTGAAGTGGATCGCAACTAGGATGACTTGGAACGGCGAGCCTGACGATTATGCAGCCTATAAAGCTGGGTGGGTGTTCGCGACGCAAGATGATGCGGAAAAAGCATTGTCGAATGTAGCTAAAGAGCTAAAGACGCCATATATATTAAGGGGGCAATTAAATGGCTAAAAGATTATGTTGTGGTTTTCGTGGAAAAATTTATTATACCGATGTCAACGAAAAAGAAGGCATTATGGTAGGTCAAAGAGTAGAGGTTACAGACTCAGCCGTTGAAGCTGTTATGGAAAAGCTATGTTATATGGCTGAAAGCAAGAAGCCTTTTGACGGCAAGGCTGAAATTGAAATCAACGGCTTTAAATTGAGCATTGATGGTGCAGGCAATCCGAGATTTATGAAGAAATACGGAGGTGATAAAAATGAACGAACCGATTGTTAGCCCGTGGCTTATTTACTGGGCGGGGAGAATAGACATGATACAAGGGATTTGCTGCATAGTAGGTATTATTGTAACTATATATGCCATGTTTGTTGCATTAGCAGCCATGACAGCCTTTAATAGTAATGATAAAGACGTTAAGGCAGCTAAAATAATTGTTTGTACGGCTTTGATTTTAGATATGTTGGGGGCATTTCTCCCGACAGAAAAAGAAATATACGCTATGTATGCTGCGGAACATATAACACCTGCCAACATCAAAGCTACAGGCGAGTTTACGGACAAGGCTGTAGACAAGCTGATTGAGAAAATAGCAAAGGCAAGTAAGACCATAAAGGAGTAAATCATGACCGTTAAAGAACTTTACGAATGGGCGAAAGCCCGAAACGCAGAAAATATGACATTGCACGTAGATACATGGAATGAGCTTTTCAACGAGTTGGTTGTAGAAAGCAATTTGGCAATCGCCAAATTAGACAGTAGCACCACGGCGGTGGTTATTCGGAAATAAAGGGGTGAGAACTGATGAAAAAATATATTGTTTCTGGTAAAGTAACAGCTTATATATCAGTAGAACTAGAAGCAGAAAACAAAAAAGAAGCCATTGAAAAGGCTTACGAAGAGTGTTCTGGACCTATGGATTTTGTCGGCAATGGTGGATGCGACAAATTAATTGGAGTATGCGATACAGATAGTGCCAATGTTAGTATTGCATGTGATGATGAAGTTGAATACACCGAAGTAGAAGAAATTGAATAAAGCCGATATGTTGGGCGTGGAGGTTGTAAAGGAAAAATGAAAGAGAAAAAACTTTATACATGTGAATTTTGTCACACAGACTATGCTGAAAAATTTGCATGTAAACAGTGTGAACAAAACCATAAAACGAATTTGGCTATTAAAGGCATGAGATTTAAGCCGATTACGGTTGACGCGTCGGGCTTCCCTATTAGCATTACGGTTGTTACTGATAAGGGATTAGAAAAAGTTTATCATTGTTGAGTGGAGGTTATTAAAGATGGCTAAAAATTTAATCCCGCAAATCGCAAAGATGCTGGGCGTGGAGCCGGGCGAAGAGTTTTTACTGCGCAATGCAGAAACAGGGTTTATATGCTCAAAAGAAATCTTTACTTTTATGGTTGAAGCTCGTTGTGAAGAGTTTAACGGAAAGGTTAGATTCAAGAAGAAATCAGATAATGGGTATCAATATCATTCATCTGTTTATTCGACTGAAATTTTCAAACAGTTGTGTGAAGGTAAATACGAAGTGGTCAAATTATCATGGAAACCAAAGAAAGGCGATACCTTTTATAGTTTTGAACTCTTAAATAATAATAAATGGGGTGTTTGTATGGATTGGTGGATAGAAGGACCTTGTTGTTATGCTTTACTTGAAAAAGGCTGGGTATACCGTACCCAGGAAGAAGCAAAATCTGCACTGCCTAAGGTGGCTA